CGGCAATACAATCCCTCCCACAAGGTAGGTGGTGACTCACTAGCCACCAGAGTCCTACCTACTTCTGACTCAACCGAGCCAGACCCAGTCCCACTTTATTTGGTCAGAGTGGGGTTCTGCATAGTAACCGGGAGGTAATGAGCTCTCTACTATTCGTAGACGATTCTCATACCCCTCAGTTGTACGGCCAAAAGATCCGCGAGTCAGCTCCTTCCTCAGGAGCTCACACCAATCTGGTTCATGACGGACGCTCGTCCTCAATGAGACCCGACGAATCCGATATTCCCACCGTTGAAGCGAATGATTCCACTTCCGACGATAGAAGACATCGTTGCTGGCACTCGGTTCCATTAGGATACAGCATGGTTGCGGTATCCCCGACCGTGGAAAAGGTACTGGTTGCGCACTATCAATCAAATTGATTAGTGACGCAACGGTCTCTGCTCCAAACTTCGCAACAAAGCTGTTGCACAAGTCAGCATCAGTGGCAATACTACTAATAGATGCGCCGATGGCTTCCCGGATTCTCACGGGAGTGACATTATAACCTTTATGGTAGTCACCTCCGCAGCTTTCCCGAAAAGGACCATCCACGTACGACTTGCTTTTGCTGACCTTGAGGCCAGCATAGTGTAAACCGTCAACCACGATGCCGGCCTGTGAGGTCGGCACAATGATATCATCCCCATACACGTAAACGTCGGGCCTAAGAATTCCCGAGGTAATACGTATTTGCGCGCAAGCTAAAGCCCAGAAGGCTAGAGCTTCAACAGGAAAGCATACAGATGAGCCCATAGGGGCGAACTTCTGTAGCTCCACTATCCGACCGTCTGGGAGTAACGTGCGTTCGGAGCGACAAGCTTCGAAGGCCTCGACCCAGTCTAAGGGAAAGAGATCCCGGACTAGAGCGAGAGAAACTCGATCAGAGGCATCGGTCAAATCCAGGGTCGCATACGTACCGTCTATACTAGACTGGTACGCGAGGGCCCTGTTGATCCCTTGGTCTTCGAAGTTAACGAAGCCCTTGGTAAGATAATGTGTTCCTAGGATCTGGTACAATTTATTCATGAGGCCCTGCTGAATGTACATAAATTCGCGAGGCTCACATGAGATTATACGAGGTCCACGGGAGTCCTTCGGCACTAAACAAACTCGTGCCATAGGGACCAACTCTTCTGACGTCTCCAACTTTGCCATCTCATCAGAAAGGTGAGTAGCATTGTAAAAGAAGTAGTCGGAGTACGAAAAGAAATCATCGAGTTTCTGTGAATAACGAAACCCGTGATACTTCTCGCTATTTGGTGTGCGGCAAGCTGTAGCTCCAGCGCCGTGTCGTGGAGTTATTTTACGAGGGTCCTCCTTGTGAAGAACCTCCGCAATCAGACCACGAGCTAATTTAATTACGGGCGCTTGCGCGTCGTAACGAAATTCGCCAACCTCCCGATCGGTCATTTCAAACCGATCAAGAAAGTCCGCCTGCACCTTCCGATCAAAGTTAACATCCAGTTTGTAGAACATATACGACAGTTGCCGTATACAATCTACCGCTTGGGAGTCACCCCTCAACGCAGCTCGAAATGCCTTCCCAAGGAATACGGGAATGCCCAGTGGACACGCATCGAAGTCACGCGGCACTGGCAGCTGTATCTTTAGTGTTTTCGTACCATCCAGCACATAAAGCGGCTGGGCGTCGTTTCCCAAAGACCAACTACTATCGAGTGCCTTCCCCAACTGGGGAAGGACGTCGGTTAAGAAAGTTAAACCCTCGTTCGCCACCCGCCTCCGGAAAGTTTCAATATCTCTCTCCGTCACGTAGTTGGCATAGCGTCGGTTGTACGCAAGGCTAATCCATACCTCGCGGTATAGATCGAGGCTCTTCCGGGCACCTGCATCCATGATGTAGACTCCCTCCGAAGAACATTGCCATTCACTTAAAACCGTGTACTCACACAATCATCCAAGCCGCATAGCTAGATAAGAGACGCTAGCATCGGGACATGTGACAGCAGGTGCTACTCTGGTTACCATCAAGATGATGATAATCAGCATCGCAACCACGCACATGAACAGGAGAAGATCCAGCATTTTAATCATTGCTGGCAATGCCTCTTAGTAGATGGTTTGTTAGTCGACTGGCCCGCCTTATCCTTCCCCTTAGCTTTTACTCGCTTCGGTTTCGGTTCGACGTGATTCTGAACAGCCAACAGAGCGTCGGCAACCAGTTCAACCCAACTAAACCTCACTGTTGAGGATCTTCGTGACATTTGCGTTCGCGCCGCCTTCAATTACGAAGTCGACGAGCTCGTTCACATTTTCGAGAACGATCGCATTTGTCACCGCGGTATTTGGAGGACGAACGATCACCATATATACGGAGACCGTCGCCGGCACAAGCAACGTATCGGTAACTGTTTCATCGATACGGATCATGTGCCGCTGCTCGCCCGCTTTTCCCACATCATGGGAGATAATAAGCTTGCGTTCTGCTGGCAGCGTAAGGCCTGCAACAGACCACTCACTTCTACCCAAATCAGCTGCCCGCAAATCGAAAACACGAAGATTCGTGTCCACGTCTGTGGCACAGTCTTTCGAAAGCGACTGCGGAGTAGTAAATGACATTGGCAAAGTCCTTCCCTTGTAAACAAGGGTGTTATGAGTGAAAATCACTCTGGTTTCCACCAATCTAGGTGGTGTCTAAGTCGGAATATACCGACAAAGGCATAAAAGCCTGAGGCTTACCTCAAAACATGGCGGATGCCATGTCTGAAAGTAGACCATAAGCGTCATAAGACGAGCTGTACTGCCAGAGAAGCTGCTAAGCCGCCCTGACGCCAGCTGGGTAACTTAAACCCTTCACCCGTTAATACGGAGTAAGAGGGCCCACACGGAACTCGTTGAAAGAATTTCTCAACGCGCCGTGACCCAGCATATCGATTGATTGGAATATCTCCAGCAACACCGTTGTTGGTGGTCCTACAATCGATGACCATCTCTTCCTTGTACTGCACACAAGAATCAAGCAGCCTAAAGGGAAGCTCCAACGCATCGAATCTGTACCGGCTCAGAAAACCTCCGACGTTGAGAAACCAATCAACGACGAAGCTGAACGGTATAGCATCCCAGATGATGGTTGGATCCAGTTCGATGCCGAACACCGCAAGGTTACCCCTGAGGATTAGATCAAGATCATTCAATGCCTGTATAGGCATCGGCATGTACTTAATCAGGACATCGGCGTGTCGAGTCAACGTACCCGACCACGCAACGGTCCCCCATGTTGACACAGAGGATGATCCCGTTTTACTGATAACATCATTCAGAGCGACAGCTCGGTGTTTCACAACAGTGCCGATACTATCATTCCATGCACGGATCTTCTGGGACAGTGATAAGACTCCAATTATCATGTTGCCTACATCCGAAACGCTCGGAAGCAGACCGTATTGAATCATCAGATTCTCATCTGCCAATTTCTTGGCCACTCCCTTGAGATTTCTCACAAGTTGAGTGCTTCCCCGACCCGGCGCAACGCGCAATCTCCAGAAATCGTAAAGACCGGCAAGCTGCTTAATATCGATCAAGAAATTAGGCAGCGATACCGCGGTCAAATCTGGCCTCATGGACGGGAATTTCGAGTCCATAAAGGATTGGGCAGACGCACCCAGTACACCGTCTTGGTAAGTTACTCCAAAAGCGGTGCGACAGGCGGCCTGACCGATTGCAGACCCAGCCATTTCATTTACCATCGTCGTAGCATTGTCATACGTTTTTATCGTAGGCGCTGCTATTGTGTGTCTTAAATAGACCAACGGTGAGTAAGGGAAATTCTGTTCGACCTTGAGCTGTCTACAATAGTTAGACTTAGAACGCTCGTTCTTCGGTTTAACCGTGTAGCGTATATCTTCTGTATTCGTACGTGTGAGGAAGACTCCCCCCCCATACGATGCCTGTAAAACATCACCAGGATACGAACGATCTTCCGTATTCGGCAATGTCTGTGAAGACGACAGATTTCTACTTTTAGATCTGTATTTTGACAGACCTTTGTTAATGCTCACTAGATCAAGTCCTTTCGTTGTTGATGTCACTATAGAGTGATTAGCGCATTTCTGCGCGTAAAGACTGGCCTCCGTATTACTACGGGG